TTCCTCTTCTTCCTCTTCTTCCTCTTCAGATTCCTCTTCTTCCTCTTCTTCCTCTTCAGATTCCTCTTCTTCCTCTTCTTCCTCTTCAGATTCCTCTTCTTCTTCGGACTTCTCTTCTTTTTCTCCTTCTTCTTCGGACTCTTCTTCCGACCCCTCTTCTTCTTGCTCTTCTCCAGACTCCTCTTCGGATTCTTCTGTTTCTTCTGTTTCTCCTTCAGTTTCTACAGAATCCTCTTCTTTAACAGCTTCTTCTTCGCCTTCTTCATTATTTTCTTCTGTAGGCTCACCCTCGTCTCCTTCGGCCTCGTCAGACGCTTCGCCTTCCCCCTCTTCACCAACAGACCCTTCATCTTCTCCTTCTTCCCCCTTTTCGTAACCTTCTTCAGATGTACCAATGACATCTCCATAACCTTTTTCGGCATATTCTACAATCGCCTCGGTAACGCCACCAAAAGGCTGAAACCCAATTGTTGTCTCAGTAAAATCATTTAAATTAGAGAAAACTTTATGTTCTTGCTCTGCTACAACAGCTATTTCAGTACCTTTTTCTTTTGTTGTTTTAGCTTGGAAGTAAGCTCCACTACCTATGGACATAGTTCCAGCAACCCCAATTGTTCCTACTTTTTGAACCGTCTCTTGTACAAAAGCACTTAACCCGGTGGCAGCACTAGCGGTTTGGGTTGTTGCTCCAGCAGCAGCTGCAGCAACCGTGCCTTTTGCGGCTTTGTCTAGGATATCTTTATTCTTCTCAGCTATTTCACTGAGTTTATCCATAGTGGAGGTCTCAGGAGTTTCAGATTTGACTTCCGTCTTCTTTAACTCAGGCTCTTCGCTAGTCTTTTCACTAGTCTCTTCTGCAAAATCTTCCGTCTGCTCCTCTTCTATAGGCTCTGCCCCACACTCAGAACACACACAGCTCTTTTCTTGCTCTTCTTTTAACTGCTGAAGTAAGGCCCACGCAGTCTCTCTTGCATGGCGGTCCAGATCAGATATAATCTCACTATCTGCTGGATTACAATATTTTTTTGCAAAAGCTATCGCCTCCGCAATTTTTTTGCGATTTTCCCCGTCCATGTCCATATTAACTTACACATTAATTTGTTTTTAAGTGTAATATATTTTACATGGATTTTAAAAATATAATCGGGGAATTTTTTAATGGTGGTTGGTTGATACCCCTGATCGGAGCATCAGGAATGGTAGCTAGAATGCTGACTTACAAAGGGAAATACTCATTAAAAACATTCATTAGAAATGTAATTGCTGCAGCAATATTATCCGGGATACTCTGGTTTGTACTTCAAGACGCCCCTATAAGCGACTTTATAAAAGCAGTGTCTTATGGAGTTATAGGGGTTGTGGCCCCAGAAATCATAAATGGGATTATTGCACTAGCTAAAAAATTTGAGAAGAACCCAGATAAATTTATTAAAAAATAATATTTAATCCTCGGAAACCCTAAACATTTGGAAGTGCGGTGTAGAACCTTGTTGGTATTTGTTTTTGAATATACATACGGGAATCTTCTTCCCTTCGAACTCTACCACCCCCGAAAGAAAATGATTATCCCCTTTTGTCTTAACCCAAAAAGCGCCCATTTTATTTTTCGCCCAACGACTTAAAGAATTCTTCTGTGGTTTTAAGAAACTCTTCTCTAGCTGGACCTGAGAGACTTTTATATTGTTTTTTGAATCTCCTATAATTTCTTCTTGATATTTCATCGTTCGTGTTGAGTATTAATTTTCTTATCTTCTTAGACTTTTTGTTATTCATAATTTAGCTATGTAAGTTTCGCTATCCTTTAAGAAACCTAATCTATTGTAAAGGCTCTTAACTTTTTCTTTGTTGGGGGATTTTTCTGAACAGCCCATTTGTATAAACTCAAACCCATTGTCTCTAGCAAATTTTATTGCTGTAGCTAGAAGTTTATAACCTGCCCTAGGGTTTGAAGACAACCAAATATACTCAGAGAACATATCGACACCATGCCTAGGGTCTTTGTTTTTCAAGAAGACTATAGCCGCATCATAATTGCCTAAATTATTTAGGTTAGCCCACACAAAAACTTTCGAAGTTAAGACCCTGCTATGGCCAAAAGCCTTCTTTATAGAGTCTACCCCATTCGGCAACAGGTAGTGGTAGTTCTTATCTTCACCCTCCAAATCAAGAGCTTTCGTCAGGTCATCTACAGCCTGACAAAAGTCTTCTCCGCTAGCCAACCTTTTTATCACTTTGCTATGACTGCAATAAGCTTTCTAACCTCCTTTACAGGGATGTCGTTAAAGGAACCCCAGTCTTTGACATCCTCGTTCACATACTTCTCCTCTTTCCAGAGAAGCCTTAGCAAATCTTTAAACCCGTCGAAATTGGTTACCTCATGCTTGTCCCTAAGATACTTCTCTAGAAGACCCTTGGGTGTTGTAGTCGCTGCTGAGACAGTAAAGTTTGGAGTGCTTGAGCTTTGTAAGACCTTGGACCCTTTAGACTTGTCTATCTCGTCAGCACCAACGATATGGATGTTAAGAAAATTCCTCACACACCTAACAAAAGCCCTGTTACAGGCGATGGTCTCAAGGAATTTAGACGCAAAAGAATCTGTATTGTCCAGACTAGCGTTTGCAACATCTGTGTAGGTTGTCCCACACGACTCGTAATTTCCGTCCCATTTAATTGTACATTTTGCTGTGACGTAGCCGTCTGAAATATTCTCTACCTCAAAATCCACAGAACTATATCCTCTCATCTTGGCCAACTCTTTTATCCCCCCTAACATAATCAACAATTGATTATCTCTCAAACCTTCTGTCGAGTCGGGGACAGGTTTGCTCCTAATTGTGAACCAGTCCCTATTAGGGTAAAGAAAATCAGGCTTGATCATAGATCTCCAATCAATAGACCCATCCTCATTGAACACATAGTCTTGATTCTTTAGAAGACCATGATCATCTCTTTGGTAAACATCCGGTCCAAAAACCTTCTTCGCCGCAGCTTTTTTAGCTACTTTTTTCGCTGTTTTCTTTTTGCTCATAAATGTAAAAATGGTCTAGTTCGTCCCAATATTCTGGAGTATCCAATACATTGTTGTCGTTGTCAAGACCCTTTTTGTAATGAGCATAGCTAAAATATTTTTTATCTGCCTCAAGAATGTATTTGTTGGTCGAAAACTTGCAAGAGTCAGGCAACTCCATTCTCTCAACCCCTTTGTATCTGGAGTGTACATCGACATCAAAGTATCTATTTCTCAAAACTCCTAGATCTGATTCTTTCTCAGACAAAAGAATAATTTTTATTTTCCAGCTGGCTAAAACGTCAAAGTACTTTTTAGGTATTTTGTCTGTCTCAGCATCCAAAGCGAACATCAGCATCTTTACATTGTGCTTTATACTCTTCAAGACACTCAACTGAATCAACCCTTCTGATATAACTGTAACTTTGTGATTTTCACAATAATACATAAAAGCCTCCTCTTTGAAACCATAATCAGCCCTCAGATACACTTCTTTGGGCAGACCTGTTATTATTTCAGTAGGAACGACCTCTATGATAGGTTGATTGTAGTGTTTACCTATGTGGAAAGTCTCTATATCGACTTTCTTTTCATGCCCTAGTAACTTAAGGATTGAATTGGCCACCTCTTCCGGTTTAATTTTGTTTATATTATCCTTCGGATCATGGTTGGAATAGCATGGCCTAGAGTCCCAATCAGGTTCTAAACAAATAGAATCCTGTCTATTGCTCCAAAATGGTTTGGTGACATTAGCGTAACTATTCCCAAATATACTGACTGTTTTTACTCCTATAGAACTGGCGTATTGAGCTAGGTAGTTGTCTGGCCCTATATATAGCATCGATTTAGAAACTAAATATGCGGTATTTTTAAAGTTGCATGAGACATGTTTATTAACCCCTCTTAAGGGTTTGTCGCCACCTAACTGAACCACCTTTATGTCCCTTTTTTCTAGAAAAGAGGATAGAAACCCTAACACTATTGTATAACTCTTGTAGGTTTTTGACGCCGTCGAAGAGTCTCCACTAATCACTATGTAGTTATTAAACTCTATGGGAAAAAAATGCTGGTTGACAATAGGCTTCCCTATTTTAACCCCTAGGTTCTTTGCGTATTCTTCTACTAGATGAGACATTACTTTAATGAAAACTGATTTTTACTCAAGCCATTGTGTATGTAGCATGGATTTTTTTGTGTCGTCACGCTAGGGTAAAATACCATTTCGAACATACCCCTTTCTCCCCCTCTCCCCTCCAAGGAAAATGTATTATCAAGCTCTTTTTTGTATGGCAGAATCTTGTGAGTGTTTGGGTTGTCCTCTATAAAGTCAAAATACTCAGGTTTTGTAAAGATGTAGATATTATATTGTTTATAATTCTTTTTTAATTGACCCAAAAGGGAATTAATAAGCAACACATCCGTCTCTGACTCTGGTATGACAATAGCGATTCTTTTACCTTCGTCATCACCCAGTAAGTCTTCTAATTTAGGCTTTTTAGCATCTAAATTATGTTTCTTAGCCACATTCTTAAAGTGAGCGAGTAAATCTTCCCCTTTCATACCCTTAGCCAACTCGCCTTTCCAATGTTTAAACCCTGTACTTCTTCTGTCTACATCTTCTTTAACTATGTTCTCATAGAGATCTATAATATACTCATCTGAATTTAAACCTTCTGGTGGGTTATAATCTGCATCCATAACCTTATGAGTGGTCTCATAATCATAATCAACATCTGGCATATTGTCGATTATAGACTCCAACTGCTTTCCGATAACCTCGACAGAAAAG